CTCCTCCAGCAAAGTCCAATATTGAGCCCGTAGGCACCAGTAGTCCGACTAAAGCGGCAACAAGGGGGTGACAGGCGTTATCGCCTCCGACATAGTCAGTGCTTAGTCCGCTAAGTTTGGCGAGCAACCCAGCCTGAGTTGTGTCGGCTGGCGGGAAGGGTGGGCTCGCCAAATTCAGTAGCGTGATGAGGTTTCCGCTTTTAGCGGTACACTTGAGACTGGCCGCAGTGCTCGCATCACCGCCTGCAGACTGGACCGCGACCATTTGGCCTACCGTTACCCAGCTCGCATCGGCAAGAGTGACCTGTACGGTGCTCCCAACCGGTGGGACAGTGAAACCAGCCGCGGTTATAGTAAATGAATTGATCCCTGCAGACCCAGGTTGCCCGGCCAACCCTTGCGGCCCGGTTGGCCCGGTCGCGCCGGTATCGCCTTTAACTCCTTGAGCACCGGTTGGTCCGGTTGGTCCGGCTGGCCCTTGCGCACCGGCTGCTCCGGTGGCGCCCGTCGCGCCGGTCACTCCGATCGGGCCTTGGGGACCGGTGGGTCCGACTGGCCCTTGCGGCCCGGCAACGCCGGTATTTCCAATTGGCCCTTGCGGTCCAGTCGCTCCGGCGGCACCGGCATTTCCTTGAGGCCCAGTTGGCCCGACTGGTCCGGCGGGACCCTGGATCGGACCGACATTCACCCAGGCATCAGGTGTGCCCTGGCTCCAGACCCAGCCATCGCCGGTATCGGCGGTGATCCACAGATCCCCATAGGTATTGCCGGTTGTAGGCAAGTTCGCGTGAGTGGCGACTGAACCTTTAAGGACAACACTCGTACCTGCGGCTCCCTGCGGCCCGACTGGCCCTTGAATGCCCTGCGCTCCGGTTGGTCCGGCTGGTCCGGTTGATCCGGTGGCTCCAGGCGGTCCGGTGGCTCCGTTAGCGCCGGGTGTTCCTGGGCTTCCTTGAGCGCCGGTCGGACCCTGCGGCCCTGGAGCGCCTTGGGCACCCGCAGGACCGAGATACTGCCCCATATCAGCCCAGACACCGCTACTCCAAACGTAGGAATGCCCATCAGCCAGCACGACGTACATGTCGCCGTTATCTTGCATCCCGACTGGCAGATCATTATAAGTCGGCACCGTACCCTTGGCATCAAGGGGTGCCCCAGAGGGGCCTTGCGGCCCTGGCGGACTGCTCTCAGCCCAAAGCGCCCGGTCGACTACGCCAGCCTTACCGTTTTTGGCGTACTCGCTTTGAAACATATCGCCCGCCGCCTCGAATCCGCGCAGGATGTAGAAGCTCTCGTCCCAATCGGTCGGCATGACCTTTGGGCCGCTCTCTGGCTCGGTTTGGGCAGGTGGGCTGGTAGGCTGGATGGTCCGAGCTTGCGGCGCGCCTGGAGGCAATTGTGGAGCGAGTAGGCCGCCAGGGACCTTGGGCTGTGGCACGACTGGCACTACAGCATCACCACGTGGAGACTCATAGGTGCCCTCCGGAATAGGAGGCGGCACCGGCGGATCGGTAACCCCAGCTGACATGGGTAAAACCGGCTGCTTAGGTCTTTAATGTTGCCAGGGACCGCCAAAAATGATCGTTGGCAGGCCAAAGGCAGCTCCCGGCGGAACCGCCTTAGGACCGGTCTCAGGCGCTGGATAGCCGCCTTGACCAGGGGTAACAGTCGCTGGGTAAGCGCCAGTCAACGTGCCGACGACGCCAATCACGACTTGGTTAGGAGTTGCTTGGGTAGCAGGTGCGCTCATAGTGGCACCAGTTTACAGCTTTTCAGCTATTTGTTGCGAGCCTTTTTAGGGCTTGGAGGCTACTGCGAGAAACCGAGTAGCCTCCCCATACCTTACCAAGCCACGCCCCGCCTTAGCGTACCATACCTAACCGAGCCCCGCCGCACCATGCCGAGGCCGACCTAACCACGCTAGACCAAAACTAGGCATCAACCGAGCGATCGTAAACGACAAACGGCATCTTCTCTACCGGCCCAAGGGTCTGTTTCACAATCCGCGGCCGCCGTAGCGTCATGCGAGCCTTTTCCGGCCCGTTCAGTCGGGCCTGATGCAGGCACATGACCAGTCCATCCGCCCGGTCCGGACTCCAGCCATTGATCTTCTTAAATTCCTTTTTGGACTGGATCGCAACCCGGCCCAGGCCGGTGGGACCTTTACCGACTAACTGGTAACGCCTCTGAGTCAATTCCTTATTCAGCTTCTCCACATCCATGTTGGGTGAGAGTTTGCAGTAGTCGAACTCGATCCATTTTCGCAAGCACATGTACATTTCGGTATCGATGCCATCGAACTCCTCAATCGCCTTATGACTGTCGTCCTCGAGTACGCGCTTGTCGGTCGCGCTCATGCCCCAGTTGACGCCGTGCACGAGCGGGCTCCAGTTGGAGAGGAGTGCATCATGAACGCCGGTGCCGTTGCCAGTGCGGTCCACCAGCATCCAGTCGGGTCCGATGTTGAGATCGCCACACAGCTCGACCACCGCCTCAGCCAGCTCCAGGGTGCGCAGCTTGGGTAAGCTATACCACTGGTCACCCTGGTAACAGTAGCGTGGCTCATCAAACATTGTGACCTCTTGTTCGCGCGCCAGCCGGTACCCGCTGCATAGCCCATAGCGCCCGGCAAAGAAGATCACCTCATCATCGCCCTCAAAAGCCACGTCCAGGCCACCACACGGGATTGAACGGCCGACAAAGACGAGCTGGCCGAAGAGTTGATCCAGAAAACTGATCGGAATGACGGTATTGGCGACGCCTTCAAGTGGGTAGGCACCCCTGGCCATAGTCCAGTAATCAGGCGTATTGCCGCCGCCTTTCATCCGTAGGTTCTCGTAGCCCGAGAAACTCATGAAGCCTGGAAAAACTTCCTTTTGCTGGATGACGTTTTCTAAGTCAGCGCCATCGATCCGCACCACTTTCCAGCGCTCTTTACTGAGCCATTCTTTGTCTTCGTCGACCTCGACTCGATTCCAGCCTTTGGTTGGTTGGGCTTCATTGGCCAGAGGCGATAGGACGTTCCGTGGGTTACAGGCACAGACTACCTTAATCAGGCCACTTCCCTGCATCGAAAGAAGCATGTTGTTGATCCCGGTCCACAGGCCCATGGGCACCTCTTCGGCTTCATCAATAAACGCGCGGACCCGGCCGACCGGACCGAACACCGGATCAATTGAGGAGCGAGGCAAAGGATGGAATCCTTGAAGGCTACCTCTGCCGGTCGCTCCTTGCGGAATTGAGACCCGTGAGATACCGGCATGGCGGTTCTTAGTGTCGCATCCAATGAAGCCGTCAAGCCGCTCGCCCGGCAATGCGATAATGGCAGCCTCGTGGAGCATATTGAGAGTCGAAAATACGTTAGCTTTGGCATGCCCGGCCGAAGTCGAAATGACTTTGGCATTGGTGTAGAGTGGGTCCTTGAGCCAATCCAGAATAAACCATGCTGCGGTGGTATAAGTTTTTCCAGCCGAGCCGCACCCTAACAGAATCAGTTTGGCTTCGGCTTCAATCGCGCGGAAGATTCGTTTCACACTTTGGGGTCTGGCGTCAAAAAGTTCGCATCCCCACAAAAATGCTGCGGCTGCCACCAGCCGACCAGCTCGGAGTAATTGCGCCAGAATTGCCCAAAGATAAGCATATGCCTGCTCAGTAGTCTGGCAGGTGGGTTCAAGATAACGGACAACGGACAACTGCTCTTCAGGAGTGCCGGTTCCCAGGCTTTTGCGTAAGTCGTCTAAGTTCAAGTTGTCGTTTCCGGCGTTTGCGATCCTTAATCCTATTGCATTCGCGGCAGTCACGCTTCCCATCGGGACCTACGTAAAGGTTATTACCGCTCAATAAATGACCGTGCTTGCAATGTGTCTTAGCTCGCTGATAAACACCCTGTGTCCCAGCTAGCGAAAGTCGAGCATGATCGGCATGAGTCATCAATTCAAGATGGGAGCCATTTTGACAGAGCTTGTTCTTGCAGTCGTGGTGGACTTCATAACCCTTCGGAATCGGGCCATTAAAAAATTCCCAAGAAAAGACGTGTGCGTAGACCATGCGGTGAGTTTTGTCTTTCTTTGATCCGATATTGAACCGGCCATATCCGTTTGGGTCTTTGGCCGCCTTCCAGATCCAGCAGTCATTGTGAGCATCAAAAGGCTCCTCAACCTTACTCCAAAATCTGTCCCAGATGTCCATCACGGCTTACGATCACCATTTAATTCGGCTCGAATCTTTTCCTCAACCTTTTTGGCCACATTGCTGCGCAACATCTCGATGATCGCTTTACCCCTCTCGTCCTCGATCGCGTCTGATAGACCTTGCTTGTAGCCATCCTCATAGCCCTTGAGGTAGCCGCTCTTTTTGCCGCGGATATAGGAATAACTGCAACCGAAGAAGGTGCACGCGAACAGCAGAAAAACGCCGATGCAATCGCTGAAGAGTTCGTAGGTCACAGCTCTCCTTTCGC